AATGATACGGCTGCTCCTTCAAATACTCATACATGCCGAACAGCGCACCCATGAACACTTCCTCGACCTTGCCCTGGTCAGGCTGGTACATACCGTACTCAGCATAGTCAGCAGCAATAGCCAGCATGGCAGACACCGGCTCCATGCCTTGGTAGCTGTAATAAGTGTCACCAATTTTTAGACTGTACGGCTGCCAGCCGTCCCGCATTAGTGCCTCACGTTGTTCCTTGCGGGCCGGGCCGCTGCCGGTGATCGATCCACTTGCGGCCTCATGCGCCAAGTAACCAAGAATCGCGGAGCCCATCGACACCTTGGCCAGAGCCATGTCGCGGTAAATGCCACCCTTGGCCATGTCATCGCGGAAGCGAGATGACAGCGGGGCAAATGGCGTGCGCTCCACCACCTCCAGCCCAATGTTGGCCGGAGTCTTGAAGAACGGCACCACCACCTTGAGCGGAGCCCAGTTAAACACCTTCTGCAGCTCCTGCAGGGCAGGGGGTAGGTCAGCGGTGAATGTTCCCCTACGGGCAAATTCCATTGCTGCCTCGTCCAAATCAGTAGGCGGGTTCTTAAACAGACTTTGCGCCTCGACCTCTGCCTTGGCCAGCGCGGATGCCTCATCAGCTCCACCAGCCAGCGCGTCCCTATAGACGGTCTTAGCGCGACGCTCAATCAGCGTGTTCATTTGCATCCGATAGAACATGCCTTTGAAAAACTCATCTTCAGCCATCAGGGCGCGGCCTGGCAGGGTGACTGCCTTGCCGTAGAAGTCCAGACCCTTGGCAAAGAAGCTGTCCTGGTCAGCGTTAAACATGCGCTGCAGGGTTTCGCCCATTGCCTCCTGTGGGTTGCGCTGCATCTCGACCTTGCTGGCCATATCCAGCTGCGGCATCCCTTCTTTCCACGTCTTGGTCGCCAGCTCAAAGCCTTCGCCCATGCCACGGAACGTGGACGAGATCATTGTCAGCGCCTCGTCAAAGGCAATTTTCTCGGCCTCACTGCCAGGCACCAGAGCTCGCCAGCTGCGCACGCCATCCGGCAGCACATTGGAATAAACCGAAGCGATCATGCGCTCAGGGATCTGGTACGCGCCAAAGGCAATACCAGACAGCACGTTCTTGGCGTGCGATACAGGGGAGGAAAGCAGGCCGTTGATGTACGTCGAGAACCAGATGTCCTTCACGCCAGACATCATCGACTTCTCGATCAGCTGATTCTTGGCAGCGCGGGAATCCAGCGACGTGTAAGCGCGAGCCATATCGACCAGCGAGTTATCGCCACCGTACTCGTCCAGCACCTTACGGATCACATCGGCATTGCCGTCACGCGGAATGCGGAACACAGCCAGAGCTCGAGCAGTCTCGGTCTGGATACCCTTCACACCTTTTTGAATCATGCCGTGCAGGGCGATCTGCTGGCGCAGCTGCAGCTTCTGCGCGTCGGTAGCTTGGCCGGAGTCCACCAGCTTGAATAGTCGGTCGAGCTCCTTTGAGCTCGTTTCGAGCACTTCCAGCGCCTTGTAAGTGTCCACGGCGTTGGCCATCATCTTGCCGTCGGTGCCAACCAGGCGAGTCAGGAACTGCTCGTCAATGCCTTGCTCGGTCGCCTTAGACTTGATCTGGTCGAACGTCACCCGCTTGGTCTTAATGCCAAGCGCGTCTGACACACCGGCCACCACGCCTGCCGCATCGCGGTCGGCAAAGTTGGCCAGGTTGAATGCTTCCTCGGGCGGCTTGCCGGTCAGCGTGCTGAACTTCTGGCGGCGGCTGACAGCCTGCTGCACCTGGTCAGTCACCGTCTGGCTGGCTTCCGGCACGATGACCTTGCTGCCAATCTTGCCGGTAGGTGGCAGCACGTCAGCTGCGACGCGGCCAGCCTCTGGCACGAATTGACGGCCAGCCTGCTTGCCTTCGCTCTTGAGTACATTGCGCACGACAGCGCCGACACCCTTGTCGAACAGGCCAGCCAGCTGCACGCCATCCATGCTTGGCGTGCCTGGTTCAGCGGTGTCAGTTGCGCCCAGGTCGAGCTCAGGTTGCTGCTCGGCAGGCATCGGCTCCATCGGCGCGTCGGACTCCAGAATAGGGGCAGGCGACGCTGGCAGCATCTGGTCAAGGCGATTTGCTAGTGGATCGACTGCCATTATTTTTTCTCCTCGTCCTGCGCTGCCACACCAGTCGTGCCACTGCCGTACAGGATGCGCGGGTCTTTCGGGTCAAACGTGCCTTTGTTGAATACGGACTTGATCTGCTTTGCATCGTAAACGGCGAGATTTTTGATTCCTTCTTCTTTTACATAGAATGAATCAAACCCCAACTCCTTAATTGCTTTTTGGAATTCAGATTGTTCTAATGTTGACCAGTTTGCGTTTTTGTCAGTCAGAGCATTTTCTAAAACGCGACGCATACCTTCCTTATCTGGCGCTGTTTTATATAAAGGCTCATGTTCCATAACTAAATCAATAACCATTGATCTATGTTTTGGATTATCAAAATCAAAGGGGTTTTGTGCGCGTACATACAAAGGTATTACATTTGGCGAGCCACCTTCTGCAATGGTGAATTCCCCTCCAGCAAAACCTTCAGCAAACTTAGGATCTGGAGAAACAAAAATTGCTTTTGATCGACCAGTTGGATCTTGTGGAATAAATTGTTCAATGTTCGCTGGAGTGCCGTGATACATGACCATCGGCTGGCCTTTGTCGTCCACAACCTTGCTTTCGCCAAACCATTTTTTAAAAGCAGGCGTGTTCAGCTTAGGCGCTGACGGCACCTCAATGCTTGGGCTGTCCGGTGCCATCTTTAAAATCGCGCCGGTCTTTGTCAGGTACTGCTCCATCATGTTGACCGCGGTCGGTGCCAGCGCCTGGCCTGCCTTCTTGATACCAGTCGCCACCGGCTTGGCATTGAAAGCAGCATCCATTGCGGCCAGCTTTGCATCCTCCGACAGCTGCATCGTCTGGCCTTTGCCGGTCACAATCGGCTGACCTGCAGCCGGAGCCTGCAAGACCTTCGGCGTGCCTTGCCAGTCGGGCTCACCCATCACGCTGCGCGTACCAGGCTTGGCGCTACCGACAAACGGCACGATGTCAGCCAGGCTGATCGAACCAAGACCAGGCACATCGACCTGACCCAGACCATCCAGAAAGCGCCCAGCTTGCTCGAGCCCAATGCCTGCAGACTGCAGCGCCTTCTCAAACGTGGTCGGCTCAATGGCGCGAATGGAGCCATAGCCCTGCGGCGCATCGGTACGCGTCTGCGTCGGGCCAGCAGCCAGCTGCATACCATCCAGCGACGGCTCTGCGGCAGGCTCAGGAGGCGGCAGCATTGAGTCTGCCAGCAGGTTTAGGTAGCCCTGTTCGATCTGTGAATATGCCATCTCAGCGCCCCTCAATCTGATCCAGCAGGCGCTTGACCTGCGTTAGCTCATTGGCATTGAGCTTGCCTTTCTGCTCAATGGCAGTCAGGTTGCCGCGAGTGATCGGCACGCCAGCCTTCTTGTTGTAAACCTCAAGCGACCTGCGTGCGCCTTCCACGGTTGCGCTTTTCATGCGCGTGGAAATGTTCTTGTCGATCTCGTCAAGGATCTGCTGTGCTGTCGGCTCAGGCTTTCCTTCGCGCAAGTACCGTGCAGTGATCTCAGCAGACTCGGCCTTGAGCGTCTGCAGCTGCTTGAACTCGGAGCCCTTGGGGTCAATGATGGTCATGCCGTTCTTTTCGACCGGTATGCCAGCACGTTTCTGCAGACCCTGGAACAGCTTGTCTGAGTCTCCTTTTTCAACGCGATACAGCTCGTTGAGCAGTTCATTTGCTTGCTTGCCGTTCAGGCCATTTGCGCCCACATATCGCAGGATGTCTTTGGGGTCGGTGATCTTGTTCTCGCGGATCATCGTGCGCACGTTGAACTCGATCATCTGGTTGCCGCTGCCTTCGCCAACCTTGGGCGGTTTAAGCATTTCGTTCAGCACGCCAATCGGCACAGCATCAGGGTTGCGGTTGGCAATTGCTGCAATCTGGCCAGCCAGCTGTTTGCGCTCCTTGCTGCCTTCCGGTAGTGGTAAAGCCTTGGTCAACAGGTTGGTGAACTCCAGCATGTCCTGGCGACGAGCATCGGCACGCGCATCAGTCTCCATTGCCTTGCGCTGGTTTTGAGCGGTAAAGATATTGGCGCTGATCTTGGCCACCGCCTCCTGATCCATCGCCCCAAGCACAGCGCCATAGCGACCAATATCGCCGCTTTGGATTCGCCTATAGATTTTCGCGTCAGACATCATGGAATCGTCATCAAGGATTGCCTTAGTGACAGCGTTGATCTTTGCGTCGCGGATTTCCTTGTCGATCTCGGTGGAGTAGTGACCAAAGACAGCCGGGCCTTGCAGCACCGCCTGATTCAAAATGCTTGTCTTGAATACACCAGCCACTTGCTCTGATGTCTCAGGGTTGTTCAGCACCGTGCTTTCAAAAATCTTGCGCTGGTTGTCAAAATCAGCACGCAGCTTGACCAGCTGCTGCTCCTTCGTTTTCTTGACTTCCTGACGCAGTGCCTCGTTCAGCACAGAGTTGCCATACGTCGCCATGCTGGCGCGGAACTTCAACGCAGCCTCGCCGTCGATCTTGGCCAGCGACGACGTGTAACCGTCAGTCATTGATGTCAGCTTGGCGCTAATCTGCTGCGCAGTGACTGGCTCGCCTTTCTCAATCTGCATCAGCATCTGCGACATTTGCTGCCTGCCTTCCATCTCAAAGGCATTGGACAGTTCAAAGCTGCGAGCCTTGCGCACAGCTTGGTCGAAGTAGCTGAAGTTACCCTGCGGGATTACCTGCGAAGTGTCGCCATTCTTGGCCGATTCGATCTGCTCAGGTGTGATCGGATTCTGAGCGGCGTACTGCATGGCCTGCTCAATGCGGATGTCCTTGATCTGCGCATTGGCAAACTGACCCATGCGGTCGATCACATTGGCCAGCGTCTGGTTAGCCTGTGCCTCGGCACGCGGGCCGATGTAATCAACGCCACGCGGGACAACCTGCTGCATAGGCGCATAGTTGACCTGGCGCAGCTGGATGTTTCCTGAGTCGAGTCTGGTCGCCATTTATTTACCCTTGTAAGCCCTAAAAGCGTCGATGCCACCCTGCACCAGCGATGCGGTTTCCATGAGCCCGCCAGTGCGACGAGCGGCAGACGCTGCCTGCGTGTACTGACCTGCCTGGCGCTTGGCCGCCCACTTGTCCAGCGTGGTCTGCAGTTCAGTGGACTGAATCATTGCAGTCGCATCCTCAAAGCCCATGACCCGCGCAGTCAGTGCATTCAGATCAGCGATTCCAACGTCCATCATCGTGTTGCGCACGTTCTCGTTCTGCACGCCTTGGAACGATCCTTCTCCGACCACCACACCAGATGCAGCTGCTCGAGCACGGATCGCAGCATTGGTCTGCCGCATGTTCTTGAGCAGCGTGTTGCCAGCGATCTCATAGTTGCGTGCCTCGATCTCTGCACGCTTGAGCATCCGGCCAGCTTGGATGTTGGCGTACTGCTCAGAGAATTGAGCGCGAACGTCAGACAGCGCTACAGAGTCAGCGGCCTGCAGCAGAAAGCCGGTTTCCTGATTGATGGAAGCAGCCTTCTGCGCCTGACCGCTGGCATAGGCGTTCAGGAAACTGGCTGCGGCAAGTGCATTGTTTTCAAAAGCCATGTTTTACGTTCCCGAATAAACAGCCACGCGGTAATCCAATCCCAGCAGGTTCATCTTCAGCGGCAGGTTTTGGCTCACCTCGATGGCCTGCTCGTTGCGGTAGCCAAGCACGCCGTTGACCCGCTTGATGCCGGTGAACGTCGGCACAGCACGGTCGAGCAGTGGGTTGTCCAGCGCCCGCGTGATGACAGGCTGGTTGTTCATCAGCATGTGCTGCGTTTCCTTCACCACTGCGCTGATCTGCACGATGCGCTTTTTGAAAGACACGCGGCTGCCGGTTTGCAGCTTGATCTCAACCGGCATTGTCTTGACGTACACAGTGATCGGCAAGCCGACCTCATAGCTGGTGACAGCCTCACGGTCGAACGTGACAGCGCCGCCTGAGCTCACAGTCTCGTTGGACTGCGGCACGCCATCCGTGATGACGTTCAGCGACTTGCCAATGTGCGGCAGGCCAGAGCCAACGCCACCAGCCGATGCGCCCACAAATGCGCAATCTGTATACAGATCGTCTTTGAACTGCTCAATAAAGTACCGAGTTGTGCTATTGAACACGCGCTTGGTGACAACATAGATCTGCGTGATGTCCACGCCAACATCAACAAATTCGCCATCTGTAGTGAACTCTGACGGAGCTGTGATCTGCTGGCTGCGCATGATTGAAAACGCAGCCATGCTGCCGTCGCTGGCGTTGGTCATCAGCAACAGATCAGACTCATCCGTGCTTGAGGCCTTGCGCAAAGCAATGCGCTGAGGCGCTTTCAGAAGATGGCCAGACAGCAACGAGATGCGCTGCGTGATGTATGTCAGCTGCGTGTCAGAGAAGATAAATTCGTTCAGTGACTTGCCCTGGCGCTGAATGTAAATGCTGCCGGATTCGACCGACTGCACTCGCGTGCCAGGTTTGATGCCGTTGCGGCTGACGTTCTTAAACGTGAAGGTCAGCGGGGTGATCGGATCGGTTCCCTGCTGCGGCACATAGAACTCACCGCCAGTGGTGAACACCTGGAAGTCACGCGAGCTCACGATGTCCGTGATGACGTTAAGCTCGTTGGTGTCAAGCGTTGCCTCGACCGCATCATCGTCCAGCGATTCTGACGGCACAAAGTCAAAGAACAGGCCGATCTTGCTGCCCCAGACTGTGGACGGGCGCGACTTACTGCCGCCGAAATACAGCCTGCCTTCATGGAAGGTCACGCTGCGCGGCCAGCCTTTGCCAGAGCTCCACACATCCTCATAGCCAGACTCGATCTCCCAGTTGCCCTGGGCGATGTTGCTGGTGTCAAAGAACGGATACTCGGTGACAGCCTTGACGGTTGTGCCGTTGACGTACTCGACAATGCGAGCCCGACCTTGCGGTGATGCGTTGATGTACTGGTTGACGCTGGCAGAAGTGAAAACGCTGTTCTGCGATGTGAGCGTCACGTTCCCAGATACAGCGCTGGGCGTTAGATGGCCGACGGACGGCGTGGTCGTGGTCAGCGTGAATGCGTATTTTGGGATTGAATCAAACGTGATCGTCGTTACCGTCCAGCTTGAGTCTGAACCGCCGCGCACGATCTTGACCGGCTGCATGTCAGGATGCACCACGATCAGCGTGTCTGCGCTCTGCGTCCAGCACATGTCATCGACAATGCTGCTGCCAATGCTGGTTGTCAGGTAGTTATTGCCGCTGCTGTTGATGTTGGCAATCACAGCGCCATTCTTGATGACGTACATGCGGTTATGCGTGAAGCAGAGCATGTATGAGTCATCTACGGAGAACTGGAAAGGCACCAAGCGCACGCCGTTGCCAGCCGATGCCGTGCTGCTGTTCGGCAGCTCGAGGATGTGCTTCAGGCCTGGGCGACGGCGCAGACCGCCCTGCGGCTGGATCAGCACATTGGTTGCTTTGGCCAGCGCATTGCCATACGCCTGCAGATCCACGCGAGCTCGCAGCAGCGGGTCAAGCTCCCCGGTGCTAAAGTTCGTTGTGAAGTCAACAAAGCGCGGCATCAGTTCCTCACGGCGATCAGGGTGAAGTCCTCGATGGCGCGGGTCGGCTGACCTTGCGCGTCGATCTGGGTTGCGGTGCGGAAGTAACCGCCGCGACCGTTCTCAGACGGATCGCCCACAGCCTTGCGCTCCCAGCGCAGCGACTTGTCCTGCTGCTCAGTAATCGGCTCTGCCAGATGCCAGGCCATCATGTACTTCATCAGCTGAACGAAATACTGCGGCCAGGCGAATTCGCCGACGCTGTACTGATAATCGATGTACACAGCCGTCAGATTGGTCAGCAGCTGGTCGCCTTGGATCTCCCAGTCTTTCTGCACTGGAGCGCCAGGGGAGGGGCTGTTATAGACCGCACGCGGGCCTGCAAGCCGGTCGCCTGGCAGCTGATAGGCATATGCCCAGACCGATGTTGGCGCGGTCAGCAGGCGGGCGAGCTGAACCTTCTTGGTGTTGAATGACCACGGGTACATGACAAGCGTTGAGTCCCGCGTGTCAGGGTATAGACGGTCGCAGGCATTGGACTCGTCAGTGCCATCATTGAAAGACGAAATGGGCGCAGCGCCCAGCAGAATAAGGGCATCTGCACAGATCGAAACACCGGTATCGCCTGCAGCCATTGCAACCTCTTAATGTGAGAAAGGCCAGCCCCCGGTTTCCCAGCGGCTGGCCTCAGTGCCGAATTACCGATTAATCGGTGTTCGTGCCAGTGTTGACTGCCTGTGCATCAGCAACGTCAACCACGCCAGCAGCGGAGATCGACAGCACGACATGGAAGCCAGCCGAGGACACGGAGCCCGAGCTGGTGGTCACGCGGTAGATCAGATCGCCAACTTTCAGGATCGAAGCGATGCTGTTGAAATAACCGCTGGTATCAACCGTAGCGGCGGCATCAGTGGTGGTGTAAGTCCACATTTGCGGGGCATTGCCCGCTTTGGACTGACCACCTGCGGCGTTCAAGCCAGCTGCATCAAAAGCCATGATTCAGCCCTCCCTATTAAGCTGCAGCCGCAGTGTCGCGGGCAGTGATCTTGACGATACCCTCGGCATCGATAGCAACCGAACCCGCCGAGAACAGAGCATTGACCAGCCAGCTCGTTTTCTCAGGGATGTAGTTGATCTCAGTCTTGGGTGCGATGCCTTCTGCGTAGCCAATAGCGTCGCGGTGGAAGGCGTACAGGGTGCGGTCAGACGAGCCGTCGATGGGCAGGCCACCTTCTGAGCGGTCGCCCAGGATGTGGAACTGGAAGCCCATGAAGGTCGATATTTCGCCCTGAACCAGCGCTTTGACGGTGTTGAAGTCAGAGCTGGTAACAGAAGTCTGCTCAAGCATCGCAGCCAACGAGTTGGCGTGGATGATGATGTGGCGACCCTCGGAAGGCACGTTCTTGGCGTTCAGGATCTTCGCGGCCTCGCGCAGCTTCGAGATGTTCATATTGGTGTTCGCGCCACCAATAGAGTTGGCCACGGTGCCGGTGCCAGAAGCGGCAGCCAGCGCGTCGAGAATCAGCTGATCCTGACGGCGACCGATAGCAGCGCCGACCACTTGGGCGAGCTCAGAGCGCTCGTCAAAATTGACCTTTGCCTGCGAGAAGATGTCCGAATACTCGGCGGCGTTCCAGTCCGACATCGTGCAGGTCACGGTCGAGAAGCCGACGTTCATCGGGGTTACATCGGTCTGGGTTACGCGGGCAGTTGCCACGCCGCGACCGACTTTCGGGAATTTTACTTGGGAGCCTTCGACACCACGACGCTGACGCACAGCGCCCACCAGCATTGCTTTGCCCTGGTAAGCCTGTTTGACTTCAGCATCGAACAGCGTCACAAAGGCGTTCGAGAGAGAAACGCTCATTTGTATACCTCGTTCGGTTAAGTAGTCAGGGGTTTGCGCGTCGGTGAGCCGGGTATCCGGGCCTTGCTTGCTGCTTACGGCAGCCAATCGGTGGTGTCTCGCCACAGGTCAGGGCCGGTCGCCCGGTATGCCTTGCGGCTGATTGTATTGTCGCGTGAACTATTTGCAACACGTCCGATTGGCAAATGGACAAAAAAAGCCCCGCCGGGGGAGAAGGCGGGGCAAAGAGGCGACAATGGCAAGTCGCCTGCGAGAGATCAGTCCTTGACCACCTGGGCAAACATCTTCTCCACCTTCTGGCGGTATGCCGCGTCGGTCTTGTATTTCGGATCAGCCACCATCGCATAGAGCTCGTCCTTGGTTGGCACGCCATCCAGCGGGGCAGTCTCAATCGGCATCCGGCCTTCGTACATCTCACGCAGCTTGGCCAGCATCGTGATGCCTCGAGCCGTACCCGCCATGATCTTGAACTCGTCCCAGTCCTCCTGACCCCAGGTTCCCTTGGCGATCAAGCCGCGAGCCCAGTCAGCCATGCCGTTGACCATTGCGCCGCCGTTGGGGCCGAGCTTCTTCATCTCGGCAGCTGCGTCCACAGTCTCGCCGCCGACCAGTTCCTTGGCCTTTTCCTGAAGCTGGCGGGACAGGTCATCAAACTGCGCTTGCGAGAGTCCGTTTTCCTTTGCCCAGCCGACCAGCGTTTGAGCCATCGGGTTCTCGGTAGCGTTCTCGCCAAACGAGCTCACGTCATAGTTGCCGTCCTCTGGTGCCTTGTGCTTGCCCTGGCTGATCTGCTTGCGCAGGTCTGCCCAGCTTTTGGACATGGCCTCAAGGTTGGCTTCGCCTTTCTCGGCGTTCCAGAAGTTGTCAGGCAAGTAATCCGGCTTGGTTTTGGGTGCGCCGGTATCGGATGCAGAACCAGCCGGGTTTTCCGGTGTCTTGTGGTCGATGGCGACCGCATCCTTGGTTTCCGTATTGGTATCGTCTTGCAGGTTCACGTTATCGAGTAGGCCAGTGCCAGCACTGGGCTCGACGGCGGTGTCTGTAGTCATAGGTTCCTTGCTTGGTTGATCCGCGCCATTAAGTCCCGCACGACGTTTCTCTGCCCTTCTGCAAAGTACGCGTGCGAGGGGTCAGTGCCCGGCACGGCGACAGGCACGTCCACATACATTTCCTGCAGCCACTTCAGCAGCGCCAGTCCATCCTCGGTGCCGAGTACGCGCAGGCAGAGCCTTGCCAGGTCATCGCGCTGCTGGGTAGCGGCACGGATGTCAGGCGACTCATCTAATGCTTCCAAGTCCTCCCAGCTCATGCGGGCGCTCCTTCAGGGGCTGCTGGCTGTACGCCTTGCTGCATCATCTGAGCCTGCGCCATCG